CTGGTGACTAAGAAGAAATGTGTACATCATGTGGGCGATGCAGTATTAGGCGTCGTCTGTAATAGATGTAATCAACTTCTTGGTAATGAGTCAGAACAGCGTATGATGCGTTTGTTAGCCTGCAAACTGTGGATTGAAGATTCACAGTGGGATTATGATATAGTCCGGTCTGCATGGAGACATGCAGAGGTCGGCAGAAATGATCGACCCAACACAGTAATGTGTGAGTAACAAAAACGATGGCCCGTCTCGTTCACCGAGACTTTAGTGACGAAGTCGCCAACTTTGGTGACGTGGTAAACACTCGGCGTCCGTCCGAGTTCAAGACACGGCGTAAGACTGACGCCGATGATGTTGAAAACCAGGATGCGATCAGCACGAACGTGCAGGTGCCTTTGGATCAGCATGTTTACATCTCGTTTACGATCAAGGACGGTGAGTCTACGAAGGCTTTCCAGGATTTGGTCGATATCTATCTGACACCTGCCGCGATGCAAGTTGCGCGAACGGTTGACCGTGTCTTGATTGGGCAAGCCCATCAATTCCTGGCCAATAAAGTTGGCCGTCTGATGGAGATGGACGAAACGAACGCCAAGGAATTTATGCTGGAAGCGCGGGAAGTGATGAATGTCAACAACGCGCATTCGAGCGGCCGGAATCTGGTCTTGGCTCCTCAGTCTGAGACTGACATGCTGAGCACAGAACTGTTTATCAGCGCTGAGAAGCGCGGTGATGATGGTACGGCTCTTCGCGAAGCCAGTCTGGGTCGTGTCCTTAGTTTTGATACTTACATGGATCAGAACACGCCCGCCATCTCGAAGACGGCGACGGTCGATTACCTTGATGGTGTCACCGATGAGGATGAGCCCATTGGTGAGACTACGATCAATGTAACGATTGCTGGCTATGCTGCCATTCCCGGCGAGTATATCTGGTTTGCGACTGAAGGTCAGCCGCATGTTGTCGAAGCCTCGACCGGTACTGGTGCGACAGACACCGTGGACATTGTTGACGGTTTGAAAACAGCTGTGGCTGCTGCTGCTGTTTGTACGCTGTACAAGGCGTGTGATCTAGCCGCCAACTACGCTGCCGGGTACTCTAAGGGCATCGTCCTGGAGAACTACACGGCGACTAAACCGCCCGTTACTGGCCAGTTGCTGGCTTTCGGTACTGGTACGACACGTCAAGTGTACACCATCATCGAGGCCGAATTGGTTGGCAGCGATTACACGGTTTATATGGATCGTCCACTGGAACTCACAGTCACGTCTGGTGCCGACACCGCGTTCCCAGGGCCGACTGGTGCGTTCAACCTCGCGTTCCACAAGAATGCTCTCGCACTCGTTACACGACCGCTGGCTCTGCCGAACACCTCTCTTGGTGTGAAGTCTGCCGTTGGTTCGTACAACGACGTGGCGATGCGTGTTTCGATGCAGTACGATATCACCGCTCAAGGTACTATCGTGACTCTGGATCTCTTGTGTGGTGTTGCAATGCTGGATGAAAATCTGGGTTGCGTTCTGCTCGGCTAATCCGAGTCAAGTTGATTTTACCCGGGGTGAGGCATCTCACCTCACCCCGGTTCTTTTCATTAACTCGGAGGGAGTGGCTATGGATGTATTGGTTTTTGATTGGCAAACTATGCTGCGAGAACTAGGCCCCTTGATGGGTGTCATTCTCTTCTTCATTTGGCGTGATTGGAAGCGAGAAGTACGCCTTTCTGAGCGCGTAGAAAGACTCGAAGAATATCAAAGAGAGACTCTTGTCCACCTTGTGGAAAAGGGTACAGCTGCCCTCGTACAAAGCTGCGAAGTTATTAAGTGGATTAGTCGTACACTTGATCGTGTGTCTACGAAGTGTCCTTACATGGGGGCTTCTTATCGAGACTTGCCTGATATAACGGATGTTCCCGATGCCTGATGAAAATCGATCACTTAATCGTTTCATTAGACGTACTCTGTACAGTTTGAAAAGACAGTACGGTAGTAGGGTCGATGTATATCAACTTAATGATGCAGATACAGACTACGAAACTGGTGTTAAGACGGTTGACAAGTCAGTAAATATTGTGCGAAAGTGCATTGTATTACCGGCTAAAGTTGCCCGCGAAGTCGTGCAGACGATTTCCAGCATATCAGCAAACAAGATGTTTGTTATGGGTGGTTCTTATGATGCTGGAACGCGAATGTTCATTATTGACACAAGAGACATGCCCACTGATTATGAGTTCACTATGGATGACTGGATCATCTATAATGGGCGTCGATACGATATGAAAAGTGTCGAGGAGTTTGAACAACATACAGCTTGGACGATTATTGGCAAAGAAATAAAGGGCGTGCGACCAGAACAAGTTTTCTTCGCACACGTTACCGATAAATTGACGCTAGAACAAGATGCCGATGGAGTGGTCTAACTGGAGTGGTATATTATGGCAACAACATTGGACGAGAACCTGGCACGTTGGGTTTTTGCTTCAGTCGCAGTGTATTTTAAGAGCATTGCGGACGGACTTAGTTTACCTCTCTTAGTTGAAGGCGTTGATGAGCGCGAATCTGAAACAATGGAAGAGGACCACGCGGAACTGCGTTTAAGCGGCCCTTTTGTTAGAGAAGTTAGTCACGGAATGTGGCGAACATGGACTGACATTAACATTTTGCTGACTACTAGAATGTTAATGTCACAGGAGGACGCGTATGGAATCGCACGTCTGGGCGGTAAGTTTGAACAGGCTATGACGGAACGCATCCCTATTTACAAATACGGCCCTGATGTTGGCGATGACGATTCGTTAATCGGCTGCTTGACCCACAAGAAGGGGAAAGCAGAATCAATCAGACTAGTCCACTTTGGTCAAATAAGTCGTACAGACCGAATTCGTCAAGCGGTGATAGACGGTCGCTATGAAATGTACTTGAAGGTATGAGCATGTGGTATCTTTATACAATCACTAACCAAGTAAACGGCAAGCAGTATGTTGGTATTTCTAGCCAGGTAGCACATCGATGGATTGAACATAAAAATGGCCACGGATCAAAGCTAGTTTATCAAGCAATCAAGAAATATGGTCTTGAGAATCTGAGATTTGATCCTCTCTATGGGGGTTGTAAAGATGACATCAAGCGACTTGAAGTTATCTTGATACGCGAATGTGGAACAATGGCACCTAGCGGCTATAATTTAACTGAAGGCGGTGAAGATTCTACAGGTTGGAAAGCTAGCATTGAAACGCGCCGGAAAATGAGCAAAGCACGAACTGGCGAGAATAACGCTATGTATGGTAGGAAGCATAGTAAGGAAACTAAGAAGAAGATAGCTAAGAAAGCTAAAGCAAGAAAATGGACCGAAGAACACTGTAAAAAGAACTCAAGGTCAGGGAGTAAGAATCCCAAAGCTAGGAAAGTTCTTGTAAACAATAAGAAGTATGACTGCATGAAAGATGCAGCAGAAGCCACAGGAATGAAAGCTGCCACTTTACGTGCGCGACTCAGTCGTTACAACAAAACTGGTAACTGGCCCTCTGGGTGGTGTTACTTAGACTAAATTTTTGTACAGGAGATACATCATGGCCAGAATCGAGTTAAGGGATACAACCATCTATATTCAAGATGGCTTGAGCGGCTCCGCAACAGTTGAGGAAGCTACTCCAGGCGCAACAGATACCGACGTTGATATCAATACGGTAGTTCTGAATTCGACCATCACTACGTTAGTGCCGGTCGGCGCACGATTTACTGTTAATACCGCGAACAACGTAACTACATATACTGTCACTGCTCGTTACGGTGTCAATGAGCAGGTGACTGTTAACATTGATGACGCTTCCTCGGGTGGCAACTTCACTCTAACATTTGGTGGCGACACTACGGCAAATATTGCCTATGATGCCGCCTCCTCTGTTGTTGAATCTGAATTAGAAGCATTGACGGCAATTGGTGCTAACAATGTAAGTGTGACTGGCGGCCCTGGTCCAACGACAGATTGGGTCATTGAATTCGTTGGCACTCTAAGAGGTACGGATGTAGGTGCAGTAACGGGTGATGGAAGCAATCTTACTGGTGGCTCTACAGTTGTTACTATTACAGTAACGGTGCCGGGCGACACAAATACAATAACTAATGTTGAGTTTACACCGGCTTGGGGCACGTACCCCCCTTCTACGAGTGACGTTGTCACCTTCATCTCACAACGGATTGAGGTGAAAATTGGCGAAGGCAACATCAGTTGGACAGAGGCCAAAGAATATGAATACTTGCTTGATCGTGGCGACCTCGACACGGTTAAGGAAGGTGACGAGCAACCGCTTGAAGTGTCCTTGGAATTTGTCTATGAGCATATCACAACTGGTACTGGTGAGGATATTACACCGGTCGATGCTCTGAAGCAGCAAAATGAAGCTTCAGAATGGGTATCAAGTTCTTCTGACTTGTGTGAACCTTATGCTATCGACATGATTGTGATGCATTGTGTGCCGTGTGGTAGTGAAGAAGACGAGCAAACTGTCTTCTCTGACTTCCGATACGAATCACTAGACTTCGACCTTAGTGAAGCAACTATCGCTGTTTCTGGTCGATGTAACGTAAGTGAAGCTACCCCAACCCGTGGAACTATGGGCGATTGTAGCGCTTAATCAAACCTAAATTCTTGTACAGGAGATACATCATGGCCAGAATCGAGTTAAGGGATACAACCATCTATATTCAAGATGGTTTGAGCGGCTCTGCTACAATCGCAGAGTCGACTCCAGGTGCAACAGACACCGACGCTGATATCAATACGGTTGTTCTGAATTCAGCTGACACTGATTTAGTGCCGGTTGGCGCACGCTTTACAGTAAACACTGTGAATAACGTAACTACGTATACTGTTACCGCAAGGACACCGGCTACTACGAGTCCAACAACGAATGTTGAGTTTACGCCCGCTTGGGGCGCAGAAACTCCTAGTCAGAATGATGTAGTAACCTTCATCCCGCAACGGATTGAGGTGAAAATTGGTGAAGGCAACATCAGTTGGACAGAAGCTAAGGAATATGAGTATTTGCTTGATCGCGGCGATCTCGACACGGTTAAGGAAGGCGACGAGCAACCGCTTGAAGTGTCCTTGGAATTTGTCTATGAGCATATCACAACTGGTACTGGTGAGGATATTACGCCGGTCGATGCTCTGAAGCAGCAAAATGAAGCTTCAGAATGGGTATCAAGTTCTTCTGACTTGTGTGAGCCCTATTCCATTGACATGATTGTGATGCATTGTGTTCCGTGCGGTAGTGAAGAAGACGAGCAAACTGTCTTCTCTGACTTCCGGTACGAGTCATTGGATTTTGATCTTTCAGAGGCAACAATCGCTGTTTCTGGTCGATGTAATGTAAGTGAAGCTACCCCAACCCGTGGAACTATGGGTGATTGTAGCAGCTAAGTATTTTAGTAGGGGCGGGCACGCCCGCCCCTACATTTTCTAACCCTTGGGAGACTTTGAAATGAAAATCGGTGGAATTGAAATCAAAGGTCCAGCAGAAGAAGTTCTTGTTCTGCCACGACTGGATGGTGATGACATTGTAATCCATGCAATTGCTGTATCGGATATGGATGAGTTCGAGGCTCTTTGCCCTGTGCCCAAACCGCCAGGGATTCGCACAAAGGCTGGCTGGACGCCTAATGAAAATGACAAAACGTATAAGGAGCAAGTAACGCAGCATGGCGAGATGAGATTCGCTTACATGGTGTTGAAGTCGCTTGAGCCTAGTGAGATCGAGTGGGAGAATGTCGACTCAGATAATCCTGCTACTTGGCTCGGTTGGCAAGACGAACTTAAAGAAGCCGGTATTTCGACTACGGAAGTTAATAGGATTATCGTCTGCGTCATGCAAGCAAATGCTTTGGATGAGGCCAAATTGAAGGAAGCCCGCGAGGTTTTTCTACGTGGTCCAGTTCAGGAGCAAAGCGAATCTTATGGCCCCGCTACCGAACTGGAGAACACTCCATCTGGCGATCCTGCACCCGTCTCGGAATCCGCCCCCCAGGAGTAAAAGAATCTTGGGATGACAATGATGTATGGACGCAGGCACTCATCTTAGCTTTTAATCAAGTCTGTGAATATGATGAGACAGAGGAGAAAAAGGCTATGCTTGGAGGCGGTGCCAAGCCGCCAATAGCTAAAGGACGTAGGAGACGACGATAATGAGATGGACGCCAAACTTTACGGCACTCACTCTTAATCTCTCAGCTTACAAGGCTGCTCTTGATAAGCACATGCAAGATTGGATCATCCAAGCTGCTAAAGCGTGGCTACGTGCCGCTGTCTTACTAATTCCTACATGGTCCAAAGCATCCAGGGCCACGTTTCAGGCCCTTGCCCGTGATATTGGTACAAGTGTTTCTTATGGTCCTCGACAAAGTCGAAAGGATAGAGAAGACTTAGGACTCTCTACGGGCGAGGGCGGGGTGGAACCTAGTTCTGGAAAATATCGCTGGTATTTTTTCTACCGCACTTCACTACGGTATCTTATATACAATGAATACAATCGTGCTGTTTGGGGTCCAGAGCCCCCAGCGCCGTTTCGCCGTGCTGGATTGATTCACCCTACACCTTACCATTTCCAAGAAGCTGGGGAAAAAGAATTCAGAGAATTCGCACGTTACACGAGTTTGCCCAATCCGTATAAGTTTCTCAAAAAAGAGAAGATAAAGTAATGCCAGAGGAAATCACTCAAAGGCTAGGATTCAACGCCTCGCGCGCAATCGAAGAATTGCGCAACTTGCAAAATCAGCTTAATACATTTAAGCAGAATTTGCAAACTATAGCCAGTGCATTAGGTAGATTTCCTACCCAAGCCATGCCAGCTATCCAAGCTTTCAGGCAACTAGCCATCGACGCTAATAAAGCTAAAGTCGCAATGCAGGGCTTGGCACAATCCGGAACTGTGCCTGCAAGTGTTGCTGCTTCTGCTAAAACTGCGGCTACTTCAATGAGTAATTTAGGGCAAAAAGCCCAATCTGCTGGTCAGAAGGTTCAAACAGCCGTTACACAACCATTTAGTTCCGCCGCCGTCGCATTAAAGTCACTTGCTGCGACTTCTAAGGTGACTACGCGGGCCATGAAAAAATCAAGCCAATCTATGGCAGCAGGGGGAAAAAAAGCTGCTAAAGCACTGAAAGATACTGGCGAAGCAGGTTCAAGTGCGGCAAAGTCAATTACTTTGTCTTGGACAACTATGGCCCGAGTCGTTAAAACCCAAATACTCATACGTGTCCTTAGCAAACTGATTAGTCTTTTCATTGAGTCCCAAAAGGCTGCGGCTGATTTCTCCATAAGTATCGGCGAAGTTTCTACAATCTCGACCGGTGCTCTTGGCCCCATAAATCAAATCAGTAGCTCTGTTCTTGAATTATCTCGCAGCCTGGGACTTGCAGCTGATGAAATAGCCGAAGGTCTATACCAAACTTTGTCAAATCAGGTTGTTGATGCTGCTGATGCATTACGATTCACGGAGCAGGCTGCAAAACTTTCAATCGCAACAAACTCCCAATTGAAAGAATCTGTCAATGCTCTGTCTTCGGTTATGAACAGTTATGGACTGGATGTATCGGAGGTTGGTCACGTTTCTGATGTATTGTTTAAGACTATTGAATTAGGTCGTTTACGGATGGGGGAATTTGGCGATGTTCTTGGTCGTCTTACGCCTCTCACAGCGACTTTAGGTATTAGTTTTGAGGAGATGTCCGCGTCTTTAGCAGCCCTCACTCAGAAGGGCATCCCCGCACACACTGCAATTACGCAATTGACTCAAGTATCACAAAAATTATTGCGACCGACAACGAAGCTGCAAGAATTATATCATGAGTGGGGCGTTGAAACAGGGCCGGAGGCAATTCGTCGTTTTGGCGGTCTTACAGGTGTGCTACTTAAAATGAAAGATGCTTCTGCTGGAAATGACGCAGAATTTTCTAATTTGCTTGGCCGTGTCCGCGCTCTAGTTGCCGGTTTGAATCTTACAACAGAGGGAGCCAGCGCCGTAACTAAAGCCTTGAATGCGATGAAAAATGCTGCTGGAGCCAGTAATGAGGCCTTTGAAGAAGTGGAATCGACCATTGGCCGTAGAGCAGTAAAATCATGGAATGACTTATCAGTTAGCGTGCTCCAATTTGGGGAGGCAATGCTGCACATCACCATCCCGATAACTGACGTGCTTGGCTTCCTTCTCAAGAATTTTGATCTTGTTATAGTTGTTCTTGTTGGCCTTACAGCGGGAATAGGCGTCATGGCCGGCGCCGTTGCGCCCGCAGTAGTTGCTTTAACTGGGCTAGGAGCTACTGTTGTAGCCTTGAAAGCTTCCCTGTTGTCACTTTGGCCTATTGCTGTAGCGGTCGGCGCTGCTCTAGCCGCAGCTTTTATTATCAAAGGCATTGCCGCGTCATTAGACAAGGTTACGGACTTAGTCACTGAACATAAAAAGCAGTTGGAAGAGCTGACCCTCGTCCATGAAAAAGAAGCGAAAAAACGGATCGCCGCTACTAAGGGCGAGTTTGAAGCGCAAAACAAAATTACAGGGCAATATTTTTCCAACCTCACTTTGGAGTATAGGAAGAGTTTTGAAGGGATGGCAAGAGCGAGCGAAGTAGTAAGTCATGTTCTGGAAGGCACCCTAAAAAATCTGTCAGCTCAAAGACAAAAAATGATATCGGAGATAGCGAAGGCCGTTAATGATGGCGATGATATCATTAAAGAGTCAGCGAAGGAAGTTACAGAGACACAAGAGAGTATTTCTGAGACATCTTTCAAGCGCGAACTCAAGCGAATGAACACGCGTCAACAGCTATGGGCTAAAGTAACTAGAGCCCAAGAGACAGCAACGAGGGCCGTCGTCGCGTATGCTGAAGCCGGGACCAGTGAAGAGGCTATAAAACAAGCGCGAGAACTGTCGCATCTCGCTGAGAAAAAAAGTGAAGAGGCTCTGGAACATGCAATAGAGATGAAAAATTACGGTGCTATTAAGAAAGCAGAAACGGCTCTTACGAATGTTCGAGGCGCGCGGATACGTGCCGAAGGTACTTTTCAAGCAAAGAGGAAACAACTTCAAACTGAGGTCCATAAAAGCAACTTGCTTCAACTTGAAGAATTTGAAAAGCGATTTGAATTACTTTCAGAACGCATTCAAGAACTCATGGACCCCTTAACTAGTGAGGGGTTAAAGAAGCCAAAACAATTTGAACAAGATATAAAACGTGCTATAGAGCTACTGCCGCAATTAAAAGAAGCTCTTACAGACACTTTGGATATTGATTTAGCTGAGGAATTTGGATTCAGTAGCGAATTAGCAAGGCTGGAGAAAAACATTCTGAAGGCTTTTGAAACTGCTCAAATTGACTACTCTAAAGTTGGAGATAATTTTGAGGAGGCTTTAAGGTCAAGAACGTACACTGCTGATGTTGTGATAGACATTAAAAATCCGCACCTCTTAGAAAAACGCATTGAAAAGTTTGGTGAGATTGATCTCAGAGCAGATGCCGGTAGGGAAAGTGAACGTGTAAATATAGTCGCCCAGGAAGCTATCAAGGAGTTTGAGTCTCAACAAACTCGGGTTAATGAGAAAATTAAGGACACTGATCTCCTCATAGACAGTATCAATAAGAAGCTTGAAGACGAAAATTTCTTTACGTGGGCAGACAGGGCAAAGACTAGCTTAACAGGCATAGAAGAAGGGTTTCTTAGTGCGTTTGGCGCAGTTGATACAGCTGGCACAGCAGGCCAGGCATTGCAAGGCATGCTCAGGCAAGCTGTCAGTGATATTAGAGAAGCTAACCGTAGTGAGAAACAACTCAGTCAAAGCGCGTTCGACAACATAAACGCGCTGCAAAATTATGCTTCTGCAGCTGAGAGTGCTGGTGCGATTAGTACTAATACAACAAAACAAACTCTTGAGATTCTGAAACTTATTTTCAAAGCCAATGAAAACCTCATAGACATTGTCAAAGACACCACCGATTTAGATAAGCGATCAGGTGCTTATCAAGAAGCATTAGAGATCGGAAATGATACAGTAGCGGCAGCTAGAGACGAGGTTGCTGCCCGAATTCTCGCTACTGACGAGAGTATAAACACTAAAAATGCATTGGAAGGAGCAAAGGAAGAGGCCCTCAAATTACCGGCCGCAGCGGCCGAAGGAGCCGCTGCTCTATCGGGCGAGACAAGTCAGGCCGAGCAATTGAAGCTAGAGCTTCAAGGTGCGGTTGAAGCTAAGAAAGAGTTGAATCAAATTCAGTCGCAGCCCGCTGGCCCTTCAATCACCCAAGTTGCCGAAATAACTGCACCTGTACCTGCTGAAAAAACTGGGGCAGCCCTTGAAGCAACGGCCAAGAGTGCTGACCGAGTAATTCACGGGATTACAGTTATCGATCAGGCAGTCGAGACAGTTCGAGTAGACCTTGAAAGGTTACCTCAAATTATGGGCGGCCTAGGCACGGCTGCTGCGCAGATTCCTCAGACTTTTACTAAAACTACTTCAGCATCAGGGGCATTGTTAATCAATCTTACTGACACAGCGCAGCAAGTACAAAACAGCTCTACCGCAATGGCTAATCTTAATGACTCAACTGTTAATGTGAAGACAAATACAGACACAGTTATTGCATCAACGGCCAATTTAACAACTAACCTGAACGCCGCCACTGCTGCTGGCTACAGGCTGATGAAGGCCATGCAAGCTGCGGCCGAGGCCGCTGCCGCTGCGGCTAGAGCTACTGCTGCTGCCAGTGGAAGTGCTAGTGGTGCTTATTATGGCGGCCCTGCGATACGTTATCGTCAATCAGGTGGCTTTGCACCAAGAGGTAAGGACCGCATCCCAGTTATGGCCTCTGCCGGCGAGTTTTTTGTGAATGCTAGAAATGCTCGTCGTTTCTCTTCGGAACTTCAAGCTATAAATGCTGGAAGTCAACCTACTTACAGGGATCACGGCGGGCCAGTTACAAACGTTGGGGATATCAACGTTTCGGTGACGCAGGGAGAGGCGGCAAATCAAACAGCGCGTCAAATTGCCGCAGCTTTACGTCGAGAACTGAGGCGCGGAACTTCACGACTCGATTAACTTTGAGTAGATAACTACAGGAGGAGTAACAAATGAATTTTACAAGTAAGTTCCAGCCGCGCGGCAGCTTTCTTATTGAACATCGCAATAGGGCTGGCAAGCTAATCGGCGTGTATCGTGTACCAAACGGTATTGTTAATGAAGGTATGGAGATGATTCTCGATACCATGTTCTATGCTGGGTCGCAATCTTCGACTTGGTATATTGGTCTAGTGGATAATTCTGGCTTCACGGGATTTGATGACACAGATACTATGTCGTCTCACACGGGTTGGAGTGAGAGTACTGTTTATTCTCAAGCTACGCGTCCTCAATGGACTGTTGGAGCCGCTGCATCTCGTCAGAGTACGAATGCCAGCACAGTTGATTTTAGCATCAATGGCAGCGCGACCCTGAAAGGCATCTTCATTACTGACAATAACGTGAAGAGTGGCACGTCAGGAAATCTGTGGTCAACAGCAGCGTTTAGCTCGACCGTTGGCGTTTCTAGCGGCGACACTTTGAAACTCACTTACACTGTTAGCGGCTAATAGGGATCTCTCTCCCTCGGTCATCTGGGCGTGGACGTTTTCGCCCACGCCCAGGTGTTTTTCTAATGTAAAGGTGCATCAAAATGGCTTTATTATGGGTCGACGGCTTTGAAGGTTATGGCGAAACTGTGGATGGTTCCCCAGCGCCTACTGGAGTATTGCAGCGCAAATACAGCGTCACTGCTGGTACTACTACTATGCTTACTAAAGCTGGAAGATATGGGGGAATGTGCATCTATTTCGGTGGCAGCACTAACTCGCTTTTTACTGCGAGCCTTACAACACATGATACATTAATTGCTGGTTGTGGTTGGTACAATAATAACGCTGGCGACTGCGCGATCCTCACTTTTGCAGACACGGGTACTTATGGGATGTGGGTACGGAAGAAAAGTGGCGTTGGAGAGTTAGAACTTATGCGCGGCGCTGCAGTTGTGGACACGACAAGTGGCCTCGGCCTTAGTTTATCGACTTGGTACTACGTCGAAATGAAAATTAAGTGTCATGATTCCACTGGTACTTATGAAGTTAAAGTAGGCGGGAGTACTGTTTTAAGTGCCACAGGTGTTGACACGAAAATCAGTTCAAATAATTACCACGATTCTGCCGGCTTCCGTCCCGTAGCCTCTAGGGCTCCTAATTATGATGATTTTTATATTTGCGACGGCAGCGGAGCAATTAACAATGATTTCCTTGGCGATTGTAAAATTGTGCGAATTGATCCCAATGGTGATGACACTGCAAATTGGAGCACTTCTACTCCTTCGGCGAATCATTACGAAAATGTTGACGAAGTTGAAACAGATGATAACACATCTTATATTGAAGAAACCACTACTAATACAACGGACCTATTTGACTATGAAAATGTGTCTGGGTTAAGCAGTATCAAGGGCGTTCAGATTTGTACGGAGTGTCGCGAAACCGACGCGAACTCATATTCAATTAAAACACCTATAGAATCTGGTGGTAATCAATATGATGATTCGGCACAAACAATCGGGACACCTAACTATGTTACCAAGGTGAGAGTAGCCGGTACTGATCCTGATACAGGAGCGCTTTGGACGGAGTCAGGGTTGAATGCAGCTAAATTTGGTGTAAAGGTTGGTTAAATGGCTTTACGAGTAACCAGGCAATATGGTGAAGCTCTAGTCGCAGGTGACGGCGAGCTTCGCGTCACGCGCCAATATGGCGAGGTCCTCGCCGCTGGCGACGGGAAAGTTCGCGTCACCAGGCAGTATATCGAAGTACTAGCGCTCGCGTTTGCTGATTACACAGAGAATATAACACATACGCTTAGCTTGACGCAGAATGCTTCTGTTGAAGCTAGTCTTGAAAGAGGCCTTTCTGATACGTTGAGTCTCACTCAAAATGCCTCAGCAGCCCTTGCCCAAGTTTTCACTGAGAATGTAGCCGACACGCTGAGTTTCTCTTCTATAGCGAGTCGGGCAGTTCCGGTCTCGGCCTCTAATACAATGAATTTTACCCAGGTTGTCATTGATAACCTCATTCTGCAAGACTTTTTCCCTCTGTCTTCAACTATTAGCTTTACACAGCAAGTTGACATAGGTGGACATAACTACTGGCTTTCTCACGACCTCGGTCTCTCACAGCAAATTGATTGGCAAGGACCAAAATACCACTATATTGTCACATACCTCACAATCTTAGACCAAGAAGTGACCTGGTCTATGGGTGTCCCGTGGGCACCAATTGAGATTGGGCATTCTCTCGATCTTGCTGAAGTTATAAACTTAGCTTGGCCATACACGCTCAACAATGTGATAACGTTATCGGATGAAGTGTATCGGAGTCAAACTTCGGTGGATCCTTTAGGCTTAATTCAAACAGTTGAAAATGGGAAAGGACCCGCCCTCCCGGCAGCGGATCTAGGAATTGACCATGCAGTGGTTCTTAATGCTACCTTCTTACGCACAGTTGTTGACGATGCTGCGATTGGACACGCCCTAACATACTACATTGATAGTGCATGTGGCAATAAGCAGTATGCGCCATTCATTGGTGAAAATACAATCAGTGATTCACCGTCGCCTCCTTCTAATGATTTGCCATTAATTCAAAATGACCCCACAACAACACGTTTCAAACTATCTTACCCGGCTCTAGCATCTCCAACCGCAACAGTAGAATTGAGGGCACCGGAATTAGACAATATTGATCGAGTCGCGTTTAATAGAATTAGCCGCGAGACGCGCGGTGGGAAGTTAACTGTCTTTGCTGACCCCCAGTGGCCCCAAGTGCAAACTGTCATTGTTACATTTGTTGGTTTAACGAAGACAGAAATAGATGATTTACAAGACTTCTTTGTAGCATATATTGGTGAAGAAATTGGCATGGCCGACTGGGAAGGTCGAGAGTGGGTGGGCATTGTGACTACACCTAATGAAGCAGCTGTTCAAGACGGGAAGGGAGGCTGCGGGGAAGGAAGCTGGACAGTTACATTTGAGTTTGAAGGCGTCTTAGTAGACAGCTTTATTCCTGGCAACCGTATGAGTCTAACGGACTCGCTAGGAATAGATGTTGATTATGTTCGTGGGTTTACTGACACAGTGGAGTTGGTCCAAGCTGCATCTTATATCAAGGCATAAGACACTATGTTCAAGTTAGAAGCGCCTTTTCCGGGCTACCAAACTACCCTCATTCTTCCAAGTCCAGTTTGGGGTGATTCGGTCGAGATTGCTGCCTCTGTGTCCACGCTGCGATCCATGAACGGCACTTCATACACTTATGTTAAACAAAGGGAAGGGCGGAAGCGCCTGCACTTCGACTTTAAGATTGCAAGACACAAGGCATTAGAACTACGAGCATTTATCAAAGTCTACTATGCCACACCAATGCGTCTCACTGACCATAATGGTATTCAGTGGCTCGCCTATTTGCAAAATAATCCTTTTGAATCTGCGGGTGATTCAAAAGCAGAACCGTTTCCCGGTGGAGAGACTATGACAGTAACCCTCGAATTTGAGGAGCGTGAGTAATGAGAACAGTTGCACCTCAGACATTGAGCTACTTGCAAAAGAACCATGGGACTGAGCCGATTTTGGTTCTTGGGGTCGAGTGGACAGAGAACAGCCAAGAGGTTTTGTATTCGGATCAAAGGATTGAGGGCGCAAGTTACCCGCATCCAACAATCATTCAAGTAAGCGGCTTTGACACTGCGTTAATGGTATCTGGCTCGGGCGATTCCCAGTCAATCAACGTGACTCTGGACGATGTTGACGGCCGGTTAAAATGGATCTTCAATAACCACGATATCCATAAACGCCCAGTAAAAGTCTACCACCACTTTCGTGGTTTGAATCTCAATTACAAGTTCCTCATTTTCCAGGGCGAAATCAACAGTCCTGTCGTTTGGAATGAAGGCGAGCGACAGCTTTCTTTCACCATCTTGACACACACAGAAGATGCTGAGGTCGCCTTCTCGATGGAAGAGGGTGATTTCCCGAATATTCCGGATGATGCCTTGGGCAAGGTCTGGCCCCTTATCTTTGGACAAGTATGCAATATGCAGGCCGTCCAAGTTCGGGCTCCCCGGAAAGGCTATCTACTGAGTGGCGAAGGGTGGCATGATTTCACACTGCATCCACGCATCTGCCAAGCACGATACATTCAATGCCCGTCTATCGCCATCGGAGAAGTTACAATCATCACTCCTGGAGCCGATGATACCTATCAAACTAATACTGCGATGGATTACGGCCCTGACCCTAATTGTGTCGATGATCGTTTTGAGACTCTTTGTGCTTTACTGGATCGTCTCGACCAAGAGCTAAGTTACGAGCACAATCCTATAACTATTCGTGGCGGCGACAACTTCCCCCAGGGCGAGACTATCAAACTTAATGTGGATGATGCTCTATTGGAAGGCAGTTTCAGCGGCGAATCTTTCACCATTACAAGTAGGGAGCACCCAGATTATGCCGACTGGGAACATGACGAGTGTGTGCCAATTGCAGATCATTCCTACACTATTGGTGCATCACGATGGAACAGTAATTGGGACGTGACAGCTTCTGGCACTGCCTGGTATCGTAATGAGTTCCCTCTTGAGACATTAGCTGATTGTGAGCCTGAAAGCGGTGTATTCCGTCAGCAACCGTCTGGCGGCTCCTCTGCGTCCTGGAAAGCTTACGAAGATATGGAAGCCGCAAGCTTCGTTTGGAAACCCGCAGGCTCCGAGGTATTTATGGAGGGTGAGGCTGAGATTCTGTACATCGTAAGTCTTATACCTGGAACAGTCGATAGTGTGGCTGCCTATAGACAGATGGCAACTGGTCGCAGCCTCTTGATGGAGGTTCCATCAGACTATTACACTGTCTATGAAACAGATTACGATGGCTACACCGTCGTAGAAATTGGCTTTGATAAGAGGCTATCTCTTTATGATTCAGATTGGAGTGATGACATTTATGTCTCCTTCACCTCAGATGAAGGTCCCAACCCCGTTGATACCATTGAATGGCTTCTGACTAAGTACACAAGCCTCACATTTGACTCAACGTCGTTTAATGATGTTAAGTCAAAGTTAGCTAATTACCCCTGCAACTTCTGGGTCAAGGATCGGAAGAATGTTTTGGACTTGGTTCACGACATTGCATATCAGAGTCGCTGCGCCGTGTATATCCGTAACAACATAATGTACATCAAGTACCTATCTGAAGAGCCGACTTCTGTCCGTACAATCACAGAAAGTGATATCGTTGCAGACACATTTGAGATACACTTAACAGAGACAGAGGATGTAGCTACAAAACACACTATTGATTGGCAGAAGGCCGAGGCAGGCGTTGAGTCTACTGACGAGACAGATTTGAAGATTATTCTGAAGCACAATGTGTCTAAGTACGGGATTGCTGAAGAAAATTGGGACTACTACTCGCAGAATACATTTGATACGATCTTGAAGTCAGCTACTTTCTGGTTGATTCGACGGGCCAACACCTGGAAGCGAGTAGAATTCGATACTCCATTATCCCAGTTGGACCTCGACATATTCGATTGCATCACATTAGATGTAGCACAGTTCTCTAGCAGTGCGATCAAAGTAGTCATTGAATCATCGACGTATAATCCAGACTCGAACACAATACACTTTGAATGTTGGACCCCGGTGCTTGCAGGTACGGAAGAAGAGTACATCTTAGCGTGGCCTGCATATCAAGACGCCGCAGTTAGATTCCCGCAGACAGAAGAAGAGTTGTATGCAGGCGCCGGGTATGACTTTGAAGTGACGCCTCCAATTGGGCACATTTTACGTAGTGGTTATCAAGACATTGGTGATGCTCCAGTTGTGATTGAGTCGGCGGGGGATCAGAATCCTTCTGATTTAGATGACACTTTCCCGACCGTCACTTGCGAGCTATCTGACACGATGGACGTTGAAGAGGATGACCCAGCGTTTACAGCCCTCAAACTAGCCAGGAATACACGCAGTAGCCTCGCTGAGAACCAGCAAAGCCCCTCACCGCCTAGTAACGATGACAAGAAGAAGCCCAGGAGAGTATGTGGCCTCCCTGTGTATGGCGCTGGCTGCCTATACGAGGTCTATGTGACGTATGTTTACGTCATCAGCATTACTTCCGGCAGAATTCTTGGCGGCTGTGCTGGCGGTCCGTGTACGCGATTTGGGTGTGGTAATGTCTGTACGAGTACCTTCTCAGGTATGTGCCATACTTTTGGTGCTGCTTTCTCGGCCTCGCTGTTCATACAGAATAAGCGAGTAGAGATTAACGCCTTGCGCGAGGGCTGTGGCTATTGTGTCGGGGGCACATACCCTTATATGGTAGGAACACCAAAAACAGTTGAAGACCCTTCAGCCCCTTGGGATGTTTGTAGGCCACTACCAGGGGACCCATCTGAACCTAATCAAGGCGAACCATTTGCACCATCGCCAGTGTAAGAGATTTGGAGAGAGAAAATGGTGAAACGAATTTGTGAGTGGCAGGATGTGGTATTCGCGGTAAATCTCAATGTTCATGTTTCAAGATGTGAACACAAAAATAGTGCGCGTTTTCTCGGCCCAGTTAATGAGGATATTTGTAAAGAATGTCCTTATAGACTTCCTATCAAAGGGACAGACCAATTAGCTGCTTCAATGATGGATGATGTCTATGGTATTGAGCCAGAAGGGCGGGCAGATACGTTGATCGAGACCTTGTTTAACACCCATTGCATGGGGTGTCCTCATTATGACAAGACCGATCATATGTGTAAAAGATTGTTGTGTGACCATGCGGTGCAGCTAAAAACCTTGATGAAGAGCCCCAGCATCCGTTGTCCAATGGAGCTATGGTAATGAAAAACCTCCCGTGCCAGAAACGCCGACGCGTTATTATTCGTAACAGAGATGGAAGTCAGGAGCAAGTATACCGCTGTGCAAACGGGCTTGTCAGTACGTACAGGAGTGACGTAGACGTGCCAACATGTGCAGGGTGCCCGCTTCGACGCCCTCTACTACAAATGAGCCCTGCCTGCAAGGAACACCCGCCCGCGAAGCCCACATGGCCTGAGCCTTACTACGGCGAGAATGATAATCTCATATACCCTTATCAGGAAGACGCTGAGCAACCACCTGTGCCGGCAGGGTATGCACGTAAGGGCGAGGCGGGACCTGATAGTTTCTGGTTCATAAACGAATGGGGCAAGTGTACCTACCGTCAAATGGTGAACCGGCGAACGCCTCGGGGTGACGTGCAGATCAATGCTTACTGCATGACACGGGCAGCTAAGAAAGTGGGCTGCGAGGACTGTGAGCAGTGCTTAGCCGATTTAGCCAAAGTCGGGGGTGATCTTGACAAGAAGACTGTTGAGGATAACGTCCCGATTCCAGAGCCAATGAAAGAAGAACTCGGTGAGGGCGCAATCCCCCAGTTCCCTGGTGCTGGCGATATGATTGACAATTACTGGAAGGCAGTTAAGAAGTGGATTGCGGCGGGGCGACCAATTCGCGGCAACACAGAAGTGAAAAAGATTCACGAAGAATTCTGTTCCAGTTGCGATTGGTATGATGCTGATTCACAGCGTTGCAAAGGATGTGGTTGTCAAGTGAAGCCCAAGGGTATTGCTTTACTCAACAAGATCAAGATGGGTTCGGAGCATTGTCCAAGGTCGTTTTGGTAAACCAACAGCAGGTTCGTGATATACTAATAGCTGGCAAGCAGGAAACTGCGATAGTCAGGCGACCTGCTATTTACAAAGGAAGAGATACGATGGGATGTTGTGGCGGGAATAAGAAGAAGAGAACCAAGAGGAACCCGGTCAGTCGGGGAATCAAGAAGATGACACGATCAGGTAAACGAAGAATGAGGCGGGCAAGTAAACACTAGCTGCCAAACGCTTGAAGCATACGTCGATATAGTTCACCACCCGCCCGTGCGTCACATAGTGCGTCATGGGCGTTTTCTATATCTATGCCGAACTTCGAGCACATTGAACCAAGGCCCATATAATTGAACGCTATGTCTTTCCCGTGATAGGCACACGCATCATTGATACTTATTGCAAACAGCATCGTGTCCCTCGGATGGAAATGGAACAATTGATTGAATGTCTCGATGCCGAGCCACTGCATTAAGAAACCCCTCTCAAACGCATAGTTATGGGCAAGAGGTACTAGCTGCTTCTTATATGGCAAATTCAGCCTCGTCACCCACTCGTCAAATAGATCAGCCGCTTTATCTTGGCTTGGAGCCTCGGCGATCAACTCATCAAGGTCAAGGCCATGGACCATTGTAGCTGTCCCTTCAGCCCTCTCTGGATGCCTCGGCGCAATATTCATGTAGAAGGGATTCAAGTCAGGCACGGGTTTGATCTCACTCGTGAGAGGCTGAACGCCAATCTGGATTATCTCATGGTAGCCTGCTAACCGCCCAGTCGTCTCAACATCAACTGCGCAAAGCATATTACCATTCAGGTGCAAAAGACTATTGGGGATTGTCGGAAGATCAGGTTTCATTGTCATAGTTATACCTCAAAAGATAGTGTGTCTGTTTCTTCTGCCCATAGCCGGGACCAACCTTTGTGAATCTGGCATTAGCCAAGGCTAAGCAGTTTCTATGAACATCTTCGACTGCTCCGCCAAAAAAGCTGAGCTTCCCTAATCCGCAATCAATAAGATTCTGCACATCAAACACTGCGGTTGAGTCAGCTAATGCATCGTGTATTGTAATGGCCATTTATACCTCATTCAATGTTGCAAATTCGCCGTGATATTTCTTAGCCGCCTCGTTGTGTACACGGGCGGCTTCATTCTTGTCATCGGAGAGGGCAAGATAAATTGACTTGCCTTGCGAATTTAGTCTAACTCGCCACTTACCTTGACATGCATCAACTCCGTGATATTTAGAGGTAGTCCCTTTTCGCTTAGTGACATTACATAAATTCTGGCAGTGCCGGGCGGACGAAGATTTTGTCGTCTGTTATCACATCTCTTGCGGTTTCTGTGGTCTGAATCCTCAAAATTCTTAAAGCCTTCCGCTCAAGAATTACACGGTGCATGAGAACTGTCGTCTGTTTCTTGTTTAAGGGGGCGTATTCATTACGAACAACATAACCACTATTACTGTAGTACCACTTCCACTGCACCAGATACTCGTAGTCGCACTCATCGACAAGTGCAAATTTACCCTGCGTTAGTGGCATCTTCTTCGTCTTTATCTTTCCATCCTTCCCCCGATTCCTCCCAATTTTTCGGTCGCTCATTCTCAGGCTTCCAGTCATCTTCAGCGAAATACCCCTTATTAGGAATGTCATCAGTAGGAATGCCGGAAATATCAACTTCCCCGATGACGGGCTTCTTAGGCGGCTGGCTCTGGCCGGGCTTAATGCCTTTCGGACAAAACATGTCCTTGGCGCACATTTCGAGCCATATCTTTGACGATTCACTTACGCCCTCGATATCGAATCGCCGCTTGTTTAACCACTCACGGTAAGCTTCGATGAGTCTATCATTCGGATACTGTCCGCCAATGACGAACGGTGTTCCTACTGAACCGATGTAAGCAATCAAATCACACAAAGCGACTCCGAGTAGTTTTCTCGTCGCTTCTTTGATTTCACGCATTCGCTCGTTCGGCATCTATCTTCGCCTTAATCTTAGGGTTTCTGTTCAGGAAGTCTTCCTCGTCGAATGTTTTGGCGAAATCGTCAAAAGCATCCGCAAAGTGTGTGATATCTTGAGAGGGTCTATCATCTCCGTCTTGGAAAGTATTGACATAGTGTCGAAGCATTAGCAGGTTGCAAATTACGCAGTCCAGGTGATGTTCTCCTGATTCTTCATCAATATCCTCGCCGAGCCAAAACCACTTACCCAGGTGTCGGAAGATACAGTCTAGCGGAACACTCCATGGCATCCCTTTCGCCCAGTTCCAAGATGCATACTTGAGCTTCCCCCCCATGAACACGCGGGCCGCACCGGCTAGGAGATGATAAGGTGCAAGCGTCATAGACACCTTGCCTTTGTTTGCTCGGGCACCAGAGCCTTTCGCACCACTATTTACATCCCCGACTGCCATATCTAGCTTCTTATTCATTCGTCTCTCCATGCTGTTGTACTCGAAGTTTCCCGCCACTCACAACGAATTTAGGAGCTTTCTCTCCTACTGAGGTGTCGTCGAAACTCACATTACCGATGCATACTTTATTCCCCGAGTAGTTCCCAACTGGAAACACCTCGGGCATATTTTGTCGAATCTTGCCTTTCGTCCAAACTGTTTGCTCATACGCAGACAGTGTGGACTGGAATCTATCATAGAAGTCTTTGAGTGTGAGATATTTACCATTCCTGATGAAGCAATGCTCTTGAATAAACCCTTCAAGAGGGGATCGGTGCATTTCCATGAGTGATTCTTTTGTACCCGTCTCGATCACAGGTAACCGAAGACGAGTCAATGATTCTGGCATTGGCACAGTCATTAGAGTCTTCATAAAATGCGGGGCTTCTTCTTCGCACTTCTTTAGAAGTAGACGCTTAGGGATTTCCTCAATCAATGGCTCCACACTAGCACAGACAATACGAGTATCTCCAGGAATAATGGGGCAGGCATCTCGCTCATTGGCAAGCTGAATAAAGTGCAAACTGTTTCGTTGCTGGAAAACCTCCATGCCTTTACGATGAATACTGATATTCAAACTCGTAACCCATTCCTTGATCTTGTTATAAACGGTTGCCCCGGCCCGCGCAATGTTCTTTTCGTCAATAACAGCTAGGACACCATTTGCTAACTCTCCATTAAAGTCACCTTGACTAGTTATAGCTGTGTCAGCTTTGACAATGCCACCCGTCACTAACAAGGCTATAGCCTCATGAAGAATGGATTTGCCGCTGTTCTGCTGCCCGTAGAAAAACAGATATGGTAAAGGCTCAAACGGCTCCCGGAACATACAAGCGATCCAAGCAATTAGATAATCCTTACCAGCATAGATGCCCCATTTCTTGCACCAGTAGGAGTCCTTGATCGTACTATCCAGATCGGCACCAAGATGGCTAAGAATCCTGTCCCAGTGAGGATGTTGAGGGTCATCTGTATCTGCGGCTTGGTACTTGAATTGAGCAGCACCGTAGTTCCATAGCCTCCCCCCCGGGTGCTCCGGATGGAACGGCATATTCACTAGAGTCCATTGGTTAAGAATAGCTGTGCCCATGATTTTATTCTCGTCACAAGAGGGTGACACAGCTTTTAGGACTCGAACTACATTAGATGCTGGAGATCGTACCCAGACCCCCCCGGTCCTAAGCATCCATCCCGCATCAGAATTAGCAGGTGTGCGAACAGATCGTGTGAGTGAATCAAATTCAGAGTAGTCTCGTTCTTCTTCGACAAGGTTTGTATTGATATTGCAGATGATGTGCCAGTGATCTTTCTTCTCCAGCCAGTCATCAAAACCAACATCCCCCTCCCATTTAGCAATTTCACAAATCAGTCGTCCATCCTTATGGCGTCTCAGGGTAGTCTCTCGGCCTTCATACTTGTTCTTTTCAGGCAAGAGGAGCTTAGCTCCAATAGCTTTAACTGCATTCTGTGCAAGATCTGCTGATGCAAAGATATAGCTTCCTTTTTCATTCTCCCTACCGCCATAAGCTAAACATGCTTGACGGAGTTTAGGCTGCCAGTTGAACTTAGTCCAAGTCCAGCCTACATCGTCTTGACTCCATAGCTTATGTTCTGGAGTACCCTTGCCAAAACGATAAACCAACCATGATCCTTTTGGTCCTGGAATAATAAATGCGTTCGGCTTTCCTAAGTCTGATCCGCCAGAGAGAGTCTCAAAGAATCCTTTCATCGGATGGCCGTCTTCGGCCCACTTATCATGAACGATCTTTAAGGCCCTGGTATGTGTGTGCGCGAGATGGTGGTCTGCGATCCATATCACACTGGCCCCTGTTTGTTCCAAATCATTCAAAATGGCTTTGTGTACGTCATTCAGTTCATACTTGATTCGAGCCGACGCGAGTTCAGCTAAAGAATCTTGATCGTCAATCTTCTTTCCATCCTCGCCATAACCTACGACGCGAATCTTAGTCTTACTACCGGAAGTGATGACTTCTAAATGATCTCGCCAATTGGGCGGCATATCGTCAGCCGTGAGGGGTTGCTGTGCTTTCTTAATCCATTCATATCCTCCGTTTTCAGGAGTCGCCTTCTTTCCCCAGATCCACATTATCTGACCACATACATCTAAATGACTCCCGAAGTCAAAGCCGACTTCAGTTGACATTTTCCCAAGCAAAGCACGAGCAACGGCACTATGTTCATTATGGTTAGCAGTCTTAGGAGTATTTTCCCTGTCGAACCTGATGTATAAATGAATGCCCTTCCCGCCCGTAGACTTGATAACATCTACATAAGGGAGAGCCATCGCCTTCTCCTTGACCTCTTCTAGCTGATAATCGTCAATACCAACACCAGGGGCGTGGCCTGTAATATCATCAAAGTCATAACCAATGTGATAAGACTCACGATTGACCCAGTTCCAGCCAGTTGTTCCTATGAATGTGCAATGATCCTCAAGAAGAAACTCAAGCTCGCGATCACGCCAGTAAGGTTCCGCCATCGCATTTCTTGGCCACCTGATATGCGACCATACGTCGCCCTTTCCATCGGTCCATGCGTTTCTACGTTCCTCTACAGGAAACCCTCCCTCTGGGGAAACGAATACTTGAGTCTCAAGCTGTGGACTCCACCAAGATATCAATTGCGGGTTATTGTGCTTTCCTTGATCTACAAGAGAGTTAAGAAAGTTTGCGACGGCTTCTGTTATGAGTGCCATATACTATACCTTGTTCAAAACTGAAAATTCGCCATGATATTTCTTAGCCGCCTTGTTGTAAGCGAGGGCGGCTTCTTTCTTATCGTCGAAGTATCCAGGATATTTAAGCTTTCCATTTACCCTTATCCGAGCACCCCATTTCTCATTTCGCTTATCCCAAAAAACGCCAACATAGCCGGAAGTATTATTGCTTTGCTTTCCGCGATTACAGTTATTCTGATAGCGGGTCGCTGGTCGAAGATTGCATCTGCAATTATTCACACCATCTCGATTTATGTGGTCAGAATCTTCAAAATACTTGAAACCCATACGTTCGAGAATCACGCGATGCATGAATATTAGTCGCTTAGGACCACGACGAGCAGCATACCCCCTATTATACTACCACTTCCACTGCATCAGATATTTATAGTCCTCCGCATCAACGAGGGCTACCTTACCCTGCGTAAGAGGTATTGTCATTGTATCGGTGTTGATTATTTTCACTGTTAAGGCTACATCTCAGAATAATTTTGTTAACTCGCTGTTGCCGTACACTTGCCTTCTATTGGATAATAGGCAATTCAGCTACGAAACGGAAGGAAATAATGGAAAAAATACTAAATTCACCTTAATGGGGGGTTCTGAATGTACCGACGAGTTAATAAATCAGTTAATAGTTATGGAGTTAAGCCAAAAAGTGAGTTCACTTTTCCAAAAAACATCTTACTGATCTAGGCGGAGTATATATTCCATTAACTCTTAACACCCACTAAAAATCCTGGAAATTCCATTTTCTCCTTCCGTTTCACAGCGATTTTGCCTATTATTCAATAGAGGTGTGGACATGGACAACCAAGTGGCGCATATCGAACTTACACAACTACGCGAGTGTAGGGTTCAGCTTCGACCGGTAGATAAAAGGACAGTAGAATACCGTGAATTGCGTGACTCCATCAAAACTCATGGTTTATGGCAACCAATCTTGGTTAGGCCAGCAGCCAATGGCGCATTTGAAGTAGTGGATGGCTTTTATCGTTACAGTTGTTGTAGAGAATTACACCATTCAACTATCCCGTGTCTTATACGTGAGTTAACTGATGCAGAAGTGATTGTCGTTCAGATTCAAGCTAATGCCGTCAGGTTGGAGACTGACCCAATTGATTACGCCCGTCATATCTGGCGAATTATTAAGGAAGATAATGCAATGACGATCGGGCAAGTGGCGCATGTGGTGAAGAAAAGCCCAATGTGGGTAAGGAGGATGTTGAAGATTACTAGGCTCTGTTCCGAAGTGAGTACTGCTGTACGGCGCGGGCAGTTGTCAATTACAATAGCGCATGAATTTGCAAAACTCACTGCCCCGTTGCAGCGAGAATTATTAGCGCAAGCCTTAGTAATTCCAGCCATTGATTTTCTTCCTGTTATTAGAGCTAGGGTGAAAAAGTTCAGAGAGGCAGTTAAGAATGGCAGCATGGAAGTTTACTATCGCTCGTTTGTCGAGCCGGTGGCGCATCTTCGCAAGATGAGACACCTCAAGGCAGAGTTGAAAAATCCTACAAGAGGTGCAACTTTGGCATTACGGATGGGATTGGAGACACCTATGGATGGGTGGAATTTGTGTTTGAAATGGGTTTTACACCTTGATCCTGATGCAGTAGTGGAGCAGAAAAAGAAGCTCGCTTTTCGGCACGATCAGGACATTAAACAGGCCGAGCTACGTAAACAAGATCGAGAGACTTTGAGAACTGGAGAATTGGAAAATGAGTAATGATTTGATTCCTTTTAGTGCGGACCAACTTCCGAGCGTCGAACTGGCAACTGATACTGAGCTTCAGGAACTTACTAAAGGTACTGATTTCCTGCAACGAGTGCAGTTGGTGACAAAGGGAAAGTATGTTGACAATGGGAAAATTAGCCCGGGTAGTTATGGTGTGCCTCAGCCCGGGGGTGAGGAGATTCTTGATCTCGGCTCCGAGATTGACATTCTTCCTCTGGCTGTGCGTGCTAAAGCGTTGGACATGCGAGACCATGACGCGATTATCGCAGTCTATGACATGAACTTACCAGAGTTCCAACGCATTCAGACACTTTCACAAGAGGCTAACTCTTCGTGTATGTGGGGGCCTTCGTTCCTGGTCTTGGAACGAAACACAGGCAACCTCTTTGAATTCTTCATGGGTAATAAGTCGGCCCGGCAGGAATCGGGCAAGCTTACTCCGTTCCTTCCCTTGAGCAAGGAGAAGGCGGAAGCGACTGGTGAAGAACCACACGGGCCTATTCCTTGCACACTGAAGAATCGTTATATCAAACGGCGTGATTATGGCTGGCACGTTCCAGTTGTGACCAAGTGCTCAGAGCCTTTTACCAGCCTGCCCCCACTTGAGCAGATTCGGACAGAGGTCGAGAAGTTCGCCGCCACTAAGGATAATGGCATCGAACGCGTGACAGAGGGAGAGGAAGCTTCTTCTAGCCGCGCACGTTAATAGGAGTTACATGGTTGGACGGGGTAATACCCGTCCAGCCTACTTCTAATAAAGGGGGTTATTATGAACACATTCGAGGTACTTGTCTTACTTCTTTTGTTTATTTTAGTCCTCAAGAGTTGACAAAGGCAATTCTATGTGATAGGGTTGAGTAGAAGGTTTGGCGAGGTTAGACCATTTCATTATTTTGTTAGGAGACACTCTCTATGAGTCCGAGGCAAATCATGTTATTGAGTTTTGGCGCATTGTTAGGTTTGGTCGTACTTATTGGCGGCTACCAGTGCATTAAAACAGTTTCGGCCGGCCATGTTGGGGTAGCAACACTGTTTGGAAATGTGGTGGATGACACCTATTCGGAAGGGATGCATTTTCCAGTCAATCCATTCTACAAATGGGACTCTTATGATGTTCGGGAGAAAAGTTTGAATGTTCGTAGGGTTCCAATGCCCACGAGCGACCAGCAAGTATCTCTGATTGATATTAGCGTCCAGTATCGAATTAATTCGGCTGCTTGTTCACGGGCTAAGTCTAATGTTGGCTTGGTTAATTCTATTGTCAGCGTGAAGATTGAACCGAATATCCGATCTCTCCTTCGCTCGGAGGGCAAGGCGGTTACCCGCTGCGAGGATTTGTTTAATAATTCAATTCAGCAAAAAATGCAACTCAATCTTGCTGCAAACTTGCAAAAGAGAGTTGGTGACTATGTTATTGTCACTGCTGTGTTAATCCGCAACATTGATCTTCCTGCTCATATCAAAACAGCTATCAAGAATAAGAAAGTTCGAGAACAGCAGGCTGAGGAGCAGAAAGCTGAATTGGCTCGCTTTAAGACAGAACAGGAACAGCAGGTTGCTGTCGCTGCCGCCGAGCGTCTTGCCGCCGAGGAGCGAGCTGCCATGAAGCGAACTCTGGCTGATGCTGAAGCTTATGAGATTGAGAAAGTTAATGCAGCTTTGGCGGATAGCTCCGCCTATATTAGGCTGCGAGCATTGGAGACGCTGGAGGGTATGGCTGATGACCCTGCTACAAAGATTTACTTCTTGAACGGCGATTCGCCCACTCCGTTGCCTCTGATGCACCTAGGTGAAATTGGCGCAGTTACTAAGTGATGTTGCCTTTCGTGCGGGGTCGCTCAGCGGCAACTTGGGCGACCCCTTATTTAATCTACTGGAGTAAAACATGAAACGTGTCTATTACAATCTGTCCCGTGGCTGGCCCAACCGCTGGTCTTTGGCGAGAATCAAATGGTATCTGCGTCAACTTCTTCCGTTGACTTACCGCAGCCACTACAAGCATAATCAGATACGACGCTTTGCTGTCTGGCAAATGTGGTTTGGCTATGTTTTCAATTACGATGATGTAGCAATTGATTCTTACATCTGCTAATCTTTAATCCAATGGAGAGATACATGAAGAGTTTTCTGATTAAGTTTACTGTCGTATTCGCAGTTGTTGTTGGCGCGATCTATGTCCTTGCTGATGACACAACCACCTCTGTCCCGGATGTTACGGTTGAATCACTTGATGACGCAATTGACACTACTCTGGATATTGCAGTTCAGTATGTTGATGATGCTATACGTCCGATTACATCTGATCTCGGTCCCCAGGCCGATGCCGTGCTGTTCAGTTTGACAACGAATCTCGCAGACTTGAGTAGTAGAGGTATCAATTTTACTGGGTTGCAGACACTTACTGATGAGGCGACAATAAAATACAACTACGCCCGCAAGATGTTTTCAAAAGCCATGGTGTATATTGATCTTGGCGACATTCTTGCTTCTGAGGCCGAGGACGCCATGGATGCGGAAGCGTATGCTTTGCGTGTCAAGGCGGCGGCGTGCTACTATGAAGCTGCGATCTTTCTTGTACGTTCGCGAACAGCCCTTGAAACTGTTCTTGAGATTGGTGAGGAGGCAGCTAGTTTTGTTGAGGAGTTGATGTTAACAGACACATATGACGATATGGCGGGGCGATACCACCTGCGGAAACGCACAAAGCGATTCTTCAAACGCTCTGTGACTGTGTGATGTGGAACCGCTAACATAGCTGAGATTGTGAAGGTAAAAGTGATGGATATCAACAAAGAACAGGCTGAAGAAATTCTGCATCTGGCTGGCTTATGTGATGCCGGAGGCTGCTTAGGCAGCGCCGACGTGACGCTGAATCTTCTTGAAGCTATTGTTATCGCTCATCCAGATCTTCTTGAATCCAATATTTATATTTACCAAAGCGTTGCTAGCTATAACTGGTATCTTAATCTCTCTGTGGCGGACCAGCTTTTACCTCACAGTGAAAGACCAAAGAGACCAACGGGTTGGTGGAAACCCGGCGTAACGATCGAAGGGCTGTTTTAGGATGAATTGGGAGCTTGCTAGAACCAAATAGCGTCTTGGTTCTTGCATGGTGCAGGGTTGAGAAACGGCATCTCTCTGGCCTCATGAGTCAGAATGCGTAGGTTCGATTCCTGCCCTTGCAATTGGAGTAAATTATGGCATTGAAAACTTGTCCAGAATGTGGTAGTAAGCATGGAGCACGCAAGAAAAAGTGCAAGTGTGGCCACGCATTCATTAGTAAAGCGAGATCGTTAAGTCCCGAACCTGGCGGTTGGGTACTTGACGACACAAGAGGTATGCCAAAGATTGAACCACCTGAGCCTTTACCTAGTGGAAAATTGACAAACCAAGAGGTGGCAACTTGCATAGCTTATGAAGGACTGGGCTTTGCGATTTACACTCTCATCCCTTCAAGTAGAATCAAAGACAAAAGGCTTGCTCAACTTTGGAAAAAAGCCCGTTCTGAGATGCAAAAGATTGTCGAGCATCTCGAAGTAATCTAGTATTGGAGTAAATAATGAAAATTTCTAAGGCACTACTTCTTTCAATTATTAAGACAGCTACAGCGGAAGACGCAGCAAACAATGACAAGTTGGCTGAACATGTGCGCCTCACTCTTAGCAAGAATACGGCAATGATTAGTAAATATCAGAGTCTTATGTCAGAGCGAACTGATTTGGTAGGCGATATTGCTGCGATCGATACCCGCGTCACAAATATGCAAAGCAGATGCGCACACGAGTTAACAGACGGCATTAGTCTTTGTCTCACTTGCGGAGCTACTGTCTGATGCTTGACGAATTGATTAGCAACTTGATAGCTGCCTCTGGTAGAATTCTGTGGAAGTTCAGTGAATATGAGGAAGACTGGAGCGAGTGGGGGCGTCTTCGGGACACCTTAGAGGCCGTCGCTCCATTTTTGTCCCCGGAAGATCGGACGCGTGTGTTGGATATAGTCGCGGATTTTGACTGTCGCTTGTCAGTTAATATGATTGGACGACCATGAGCCAGACTGAGAAATTATCTGTGGCGGTTGTTCTTTCCTTGTCACGTTATAAGCAAGCCATGCAATCTCGCAGATTTTCTGCGTCTACTCGGCATGTGACAATTATTGATGCAGAACAACTCTGCGAGGGGTTAGAGCAGTGGCGTAAACAAGCTCAGCATCTTCTTGCCAGAGTTATTGACAGTGAAAATCTGGCAGTCCCAATTGACCGATCAGATGAGCTTCGCCAAGCCTACAAGTTTGTTAAAACTCTCATGCTCCAGATCGACACGCTTCGCGAGGGCATAAGGGATTACCATGCAGGTAAGGCAAAATTACTTACAACTGTAATGGATGAACTACGAAAGGCACGTTCGTCTAATGGACAGGACACCGGGCCTTCAACCCGGCAATAGGGGTTCAATTCCCCTACGTGCTACCTTTTACCCCGGAGATTTAAGACGATGCTTGGAAAACTTAATGTACTTTCGTTACTGGCAAGAGCCAACAAGGCTGATGCAACTGCTGACAAGGCTCTAGGTGTGGCGAAGAAAGCACGCTCTGATGCAGCGAGGCAACGCGTACTGGTTGATCGAGTCTTAGTGGAACAGAATGCCGTGCGACTAGAGAGAGAAGCCACCGCCGCTGCGTTAGTGTCTAGCCAAGCCTCCCAGGATTTTCAACTTGCACAACAGCTTCAGAATGATGCCGATTCAGCGTTGAAAGCAGCCGATCGGAATGTGGAATTAGCTTGGCAACATCTTGACAAGTGTAAGACTAAGTCTAAAGATGCTGTTAGAGTGGCTAAGGTAGTTCGCGATCACGTCCCTGAAACAAAGAATGAGAATGTTTAATGGCAACTAAAGGAATCCCCCTTCCCAATCCGGCCGCAGTGCCCTCACCTATTGTTGAAATTCCCGCGCAGACTAATATAAATGCCGACTCAGTCGTGAAGCAAACCTCCGAGGTTTCTATGGCACAGGCTGTTCAAACCTTCGTGCTTATGGAAGCGAGGGCAAAGGCTGAAGCAGCAGAGTTGCAGAAGCGTTTAGTGATGCAACAATTTCGTCCGTGTAAAATCTATCCAGTCCTTATCTATCATGATGGGTTACGGTGGGTTTGTGAGTATGCCTTGCTTGGTACTGAATTTCAGCAACATGATGGAACTCGTGCTGTCACTTATGGTATGTGTCCCGAGGAAGCTATGCAGAATTTCGACACATTATGGGTAGACACGTTGAAGGAATCCTTGGAAGAGGGAGGAGAGGAATTAGGAGATGAGGACGTATAACGGAGTAGATAGCGACATGGTTACTGACTATGTAGAGGGGGCATTGCCTCGATATTGCTCTTACTGTGGCGGTCGGTGCTGGGGAATAAAGGAATATCCGTATGCTTGCAGGTGTTCGGATTGTTCTGCTTATTTTCATCGTTGTTTCTTGACGTGTGATGACTTAGAGAGTGAAGGATATGATATCCATCTCTGTACTGAGTGTCACAATGTTGCTGCTTTGCGAATCTTTGAAATGGCCGATGCTCGGCTAGTGGAAGTTTGTCAAGGCTGCGCCCGGTGGCTTTATGGAGAGGGCTACATTACAGAAGAATGTGAGGTATCTAATGGAGAAGATGACGACTCCTTTAACTGTGTCTTTAGGGAACCCGACTACTCAATATGAATATAGAGGCGAAGTAAAACTGCCTGTGAATGACACTTTGGCGTGGTTAGACGAGGAAATAGGAGATAGGTATGAATCCAGGTGTCGCGTTAGTTCTACTGACTAAGATGGACTTGGCGCACTTTTTGCCTCTTTCCAGAGATATACTAGGTTATAGTCCGGCCAAAGCGGCAGATGGCGTTACAGTTCCTCTCCAAGATTTACCACACCAGCTTGCATGTGTTGCCGCTTTTAAGGATGAGCAAACCCTCCCAACTGTTAGGGCGGCAGCCCCTCAGTTCGATTTGTTTTATGCTGGTTTCCTCATCGCTGCTGATGAGCGGGATATGTTAGAGGTTCTTGAAGTCGCCAGTCTGCCTTTTACATACACTAACACTCTGATACGAGGGGTTGATGCAGCTATTATCAGCGGCTCGCTTTCGCAGTGGCGTGACGCCGTGAAACTAGCTTGTCATCCAAAGACAAACTTGTCTCGGGGCGCCCATTACACATTCAGCGTTATCTATCAGCTTCTCTGTAAAGAAGGTCTGAAGGGCATGTTCGATGACCTGCAAGCTACAAAGCAATCAGATCATACACTCTTATTGGAGCGGAAACGATGACTAGAACCTTCTGGCGCAAGACTTATCTTTACCATCCATTCAGGGCAACGAGTGAACGGGTCACTTTAATCTACAACTCCCATTCACTGGCGGAACTGATAAAAGCTCACGGGAAATACCTTTGTGAGAGATATGAGCTAGTAACTGAGTCGGTTACCAAGTTCACTTTTAAGGAACTGAAACAACTCGATCAAGAAGGCGTCACTCCCTGTGAGGAAGCTACAGAGCAATCAGATCACACACATTAACTAGGAGACGATAATGTCAGTTGAACTAATGCTTTTCAGCTTGGTAACTGCGTATGTATTCATTGTCCTATTTTACCTATATGATCGGAGACGCTAATGTACTACGTGCTGACTATACTGGGTGTCATGGCATTTATAGTGTTAGTGCATCTTTGTGATTGGTGGCATCGATGATGGATTTAGACTATTTATTCCGGCTTGTATTTGATGCAGCGATTAGCATCAGCATAGTCACTTTAACTCTTGCAGGGGTGGTAGGTGTGATGAGGCTAATTAACAGGTGGAGACGATGATGAATCAAGACTTGATTGATATGGCATACGATCTCGCACGGTGGCAACGAGCGAACGGGCAAAAGTGCGTCATGGTACTTTTCCCATCAATAGAGTGGCGGCATACACTTTGCCAAGAGGAAGGCATCTATACGCGTTTCTCAGACGTTCACAGTAGTCTAAAATCCCTGGCAATTGATACATTGATTCTTGTTGGCTCCGCTGACGATTACTGGGATGAGGACGGCGTGCGACGGGTTAAGGAGAGAGTACGCATTTCAAGAACCTCTAAAATCTTGTACATCAGCGGGGAAGAAGTATTATGAGAAACCACGTTCTTTGGAGCATTGAGGAAGACTCTAATGGATTTATACCAACTCTTGATAGAGATTCCACTTCCAGTGTGATGGAGGCTCTTATCAAATTAAAGGGTCGCTTACATTATTCTGAGCTTACTGAGATGGGCGTAATATACCAAATTGCACTACCTGAAGGTTCGAGAGAAACGTTCGAGAAGCTTGCAGGTTACTTACTTTCTTACTGTACCGAAAGAGGAGCTACGATGAAACAAGACATGATTGACAAGGCATACGACCTTGCACGCGAGGGACTAGCCAAGGGGCAAAAGTGCGTAATGATACTCTTCTCGACACAGGCATGGCATCATACACCACGTCCAGAAGAAGGCATTCATGTACGTTATTCAGATACTCCCAGCGGGCTTGAATCTTTATCAGTTGATACACTGATTACTGTCGGCGATGCCAAGGAATTCAGTAGGGAGGGGTTCGACTATATCTGGGATAGGATGCGAGTCGGCAGCGGAACGAAAGTTACCGGTGTTACGGATGATTGGCCCTGTTTCCCACCGACAAAGACTTTTTGGCGGAAAACTTACATCGGCTTACCTGATGGGTTAATGGGCGGCGAAGCTGAGTTATCTCGCAAATATCGTTCATTGGAGAAATTGATAAAGGATCACGGAACTCATCCTTGCGAGAAGTATGTGCTAGTGTCTGAAGCAACCACCAAATTTACCTTTGAAGAGCTAGAGCAGTTCCAGCGAGAAGGTGTTACCTCCTGTGAAGAGGTTAACCAGCGAATGTGGCGGAACAATGATGAAAGCGTATGAATTCTG